GATGTTTCGTTGACGGTCGCTGACGTCGGCAAACTCTCGATCTTCACCAGCCCAGGCACGGTGACACTGCCGGAATGGTCAACTGTGCCTGCGGGAGGCTTGGTGTCTCTGGTGGCAGGTTCCGGTGCTTTGAACGTGAAAGTCAGGAGTGGCGAGAGTCTGGGCACCGCCAGCGCTGTTGCACCGGATAACACATTGTCATTTGTCGGTGGCAGCTACGTTACTTTTCGCCGGCTTCTACTCGGCGGAGGATGGGGGCTGGACTCCGGTGACGGTGCGCTCAAGTACTCGCCAGCGTTTACCGCTTCCTTGAACACTGCAGGCGGCTATCAGCGTTTGCCCAGTGGCCTGATCCTGCAATGGGGACTGGCCACGGGCGGCGCACTCAGCGAAACCATTACCTATCCGATTGCCTTTCCCAAAAGCGTGCTCTTTCTCTCGGGCGGCGATCTTTCACCGGCATTCTCCGACCTGCGCTTTTCCCTTTACCGACTCTCGCAAAGCCAGTTTCAGCGCTTCTCCAATGCTGACCCTGGCGGCTGGAACTGGTTCGCCATCGGCTTCTGAAATCAACGGTGAATGAAATGAAATACATTGATTTTGATGCCCAGGGCGAACTGCTTGGGCGCTATGACTCGACGATTCACACGCAGATGCCTGCCACTGCCGTAGAGATCTCCGATGAGCTGTTCCTGCGCACGATCGAGGAACGCGACGGCATCTGGAAGTGGACCGACGGCAAGGTCACCAAACATGCATTGCCGAACGCATCGCAGCTGGTTGAAAGCGAACAGCGAGCATTGGCGCTGGCGCGGCGTGACGAGTTGTTGGCCGAAGCTGATCAGCAAACCGTCGGTATGGCAGACGCCTACATTGCAGGGTTGCTGGATGCCGATGACATGCAGCGGTTCAAGGCATTTGCTACCTACAAACTGGCGCTGAACAAGATCGACAGGCAGCCAGATTATCCGCAAAGCGTGGACTGGCCAGTGTTGCCGGTTTGATGCCTTTTCTGACTTGAAGCCTACAAAAACAGCTTCTTGAACAATCACCCAGAATAACGGGAGGTCCCGGCGTGGATTATCCAAACAGTGTGCCCAGCGCCGGATTGGTGAATGGGAAGTTCGTTGATGAAAACCCGATGACCGGAACCCCGGGATCGTTGATTCCGGCGGATTGGGGCAATGGGGTTACCCAGGAAATTCTCAACGTGATCAATGCCGGTGGGCTGACCCCGGACGAGAAGAAATACGATCAGTTGTTGCAGGCGATTCAGAGCGTTTCGGCCAAGGGCTGGAACCAGGATCTGGCGTTGCCGATTGGCTCATTGCCAACCGCTACCGTGGCTACGGCAGATGGGCGAATGCCGATCACGCCGTCGGCGGTTGCAACAAGTGGCGGGCGCTTATCGATTCTGCCCGGTGTGTTGGTCAGCCTAGGCCAGGAAGTGTTGGCCGGTCAGTTGGGGCGTCCGCGCACCTTTACGACGATAGCCTGGAGCAGTGCCGATCTGTTGCCCAACTCCGGTTACTTTCTGCGTGCGCAAGTGGTCGCGGGTGTGCTGACCTTCTACACACAGCGCGGCATTATCTATGACGCCACGCCCGAGGGATTGAAGGGCACGATCAATGGTGCGGCGGGCGGTGGTTTTCAGTCGACGCCGCTGGATCTCTGTCTGGCTTGGGTGGTGACAGCCGCCCCCGGCTCGGTACCGATTGTCCGGGCGATGTATAACCGTAGCCGCTTGTCGTGGACGCAAACAATCAGCGGCAATGGCGTGGTGTACCTGCCACTGGACCCGCATGCCCGTGCCGCGCGTCTGGTGGTGGGCAATGCGACGCCGCATCCGACACAAGTCACTGCTGTGAATTTTGCGACACCCGGATGGCTGGGCGCCAACTACTGTTTTCTCAACCCGAAGGTTGCCACGTCGAGCAATTGGGACGGCTGGGCCAGTGCGGGGGAGACGGTGCGGGTTATTACCAACAACGAGGTGAATGACACAACCGTTTCGACATTGACCGCCAGCTTCGACCACAGCATGTTGCGTTCCCTTTGGCAGACCTATCAAGCCGAACACGCCTTTGGTGCCGATAACGGGACGAGTGATGAGTTGCTGTTCAGCATGGGCATCAAAAATATTCTCCCGACCGACTACGCAAACGGTATTGCGATCAACTTTTCAGCGGCGGTGAATATCAATCTTTCCTGGGAGTTGATCCGATGATCATCATTCAAGAATTGCATCAGTTCGAAGACGGCTTGCGTGCTGCACAGCCTTCACCGGCCCATGACTGGGACGGTGAAGCATGGCAGCTCAATGCGGGCAGGGTCGCCGAGCTGGAGCTGCAAGAAGCCGAACGCCTTTGCGCCAGAATCGATGCCGCCGCTGACAGCGTCCGCACGGTGCTGGCCGGCGACCCGCTCAAAGCCATGGAATACGCCCAGGCCGCCGCCGATGCTCAGGCTTATCAGGACGCCGGTTACCCGAAAAAGGAAGTGCCGCTGTCGGTCGCTGCCTGGGTGGTCAAAGGGCGTACGGCCAAACAGGCTGCCGAGCAGATTCTCGCCAAGGCCGATGAACTGACCAATCACCTGTTGACCCTGCGCACCCTGCGTCTGAAAGCCAAGGCGCAGATTCGTGCGCAGTCCGCCAAAGGCAATCTGGAGCAGGCGCACAGCGCAGCTGCTGAAGCATTGGTCGCGATTCGTGAGCTGGTCAGCGGTGTTTCCGGCTAAGCCAGAAAGCCTTCGTTCTGCGTCACCCAAGCCCACGTCCGCGTGGGCTTTTTATTTTCAGAAAACCGACCGTGGACGGACACGCTTAAAAAGTTTTGCCGACGTCGTCATTTGTCATTTCAGAGGAACGAACACCCATGGATTATCCAAAAAGTGTCCCCAGCGTCGGCTTGGTCGATGGCCGCTTCGTCGATGAAAACCCGGTGGAGGGTACGCCGGGATCGTTGATTCCGGCGGTGTGGGGCAACAGTGTCACTCAGGAGATTCTGAGTGTGATTAACGGTGCCGGGCTGGTCGCTGCCGAAGCGGACACCGGCCAACTGCTTAAAGCCATTCAATCGATTGTCGGCACCGCCAGTCCGATGCGTTCGGTGATTACCCGGTTGGCGGCCTCGAAAACACTGGCCGAGGCAGAACTCGGCCTCGTATTGATCGATGGCAGTCCGGGCGCGGTGACTCTGCAGCTGCCGTCGGCCAATGCCGCACTTGGTGTACGTGATGTGATCGTCAGGCGAGTGGACAACAGTGGCAGTCGCATAGTCATCCAGGCGTCGGGTACTGATCGTATTCGCTTTCATACCCATCTGGCCGCCAGTGGTTATCCGTTTTTCGTATTAATGGGCAGCGGTGACTGGTGGCATCTGCGCAGTGATGGCGTTGGGAGTTGGTGGCCGGTCGGTCGCTTCGACAACACTCCGCTAGGTCGGCCTTTCTTCGAGACGACCATCCTGCTTAACCCCGGCGGATATGGTGCACTCAATGGCTCTGTCATGAAACGCGCCGAATGGCCCTGGCTGTGGGATCACGCTCAGCAATCAGGAATGCTGGGAGCAGAGGCCTTGCGCTCAGGTACGGAGGGGAAGTGGACCACGGGTGATGGTGCGTTGACGTTTCGCGGGCCTGAAGGGCGAGGGGAGTTTCTCAGGGTTCTGGATGAGGGGCGAGGAGTGGACACCGCACGTGTGATGGGCACCTTTCAACCGGGGTCTACTCACGCCTATGCCCAAGGTGCTAACGGCGGTGGGGCGGTGGGCGCTTACTGGTCCGATAGCCTCATCGGTTTTGGAGCGGATACCCGAGAGGAGCCGCAATTCATTTCGGGGCTGCTCAACGGTGGCCCGATTTTTCCTGTGAACACTACCTATCAGCGAGATACCGCGGCCACCTTGCTTTACGCCTTCAAATCCCGCCCTCGCAACATCGCCTATCCCGGCCGCATCAAACTTATCTGAGGCACTTCATGTTCAATTATCTATTCGATGGTTCGGGCGCTCTGTCTGGCCCAGTCGAGTTTCCCGTCACACCCGGTATCGGCATTCAACTTCCGGCCAACGCCGTTGAACTGTCCTTCGAATTGCCTGAGCCGGAAACCGGCCGTAGTTGGGCGTTGATCAATGGCGTACCCCGTGAAGTGATTGACCGCCGAGGAGTGGTGTATCGCAAGGACGGGGGCGCGCAACAGATCTGGAACGAGCTGGGAGCGTTGCCTGAAGCCCTTACGGCACAGTCCTGGCCGGGTGAGTTTCATGTATGGCGCGATGATGCCTGGGTGTTGGATGAGCAGGCTCGAATGGCGAATGCCAAAGCGCAGGAGCTGGAAAAGCGCGACGTACTTTTGCGGGACGCCGTCCTGCGTATCGCTCCGCTTCAATATGCCGAGGACATCGGTGATGCGAGCGATGAAGAACGGCTGCAATTGCTCGAATGGAAACGCTACAGCGTCGAACTCAATCGCCTCGAAAAGCAGGGCGGGTTTCCTGACGAGATCACGTGGCCGACTGTCCCCGGCGCCGTCGTGAACGGCTGATTTCTACAAGGAGAAGTGAAATGGATTATCCAAAAAGTTTGCCCGGCACCGGCCTGGTCAACGGCAGGTTTGTCGACGAAAACCCGTTGACCGGGGCCATCGGGTCTTTGATTCCAGCGCAGTGGGGCAATGCTGTCACTGAGGAAGTGCTGAATGTGATTCAGTCGGCTGGCCTCGCAGCGGATGAGCAGGACAACGCTCAATTGAAGTCTGCCATCGAGCAGAAAATCACCCAGAGTGTGGTGCCTGTGGCCAGTGTTCAAGACGCGGAGCAGGGAACCGACAACGTTAAACGCATGACTCCGTTACGGGTTTTTCAAGCCATCGCCAAACGCGTGGTGCAGGCGAGCGAAAGCATTGCCGGGGTGGCGAAGATAGCTACTCAGGCGCAGACCGACAGTGGCGCGGATACCACCACGATCGTGACGCCGAAAACGCTGCGCTTTGGCTTTTCTACCAGTCTGACCACCAACGGCTACATTGTTTTTCCTTCCTGGCTGGGTGGTTTCATCATTCAGTGGGTCGGGCTGTCGACCTTAGGAATTCAAGGGGCATATTCGAGTTTTACCTTGGCGTTTCCCAACGTTTGCCTTGCGGTATTTCCATCCACTTTGAATGGATCGGCTCCGGGCAGTGTTTCGCTGGGTGCGAAAAATCAGAACGGTTTCACGTTGTACTCGGAACTGTTGCCTTGCGGCTTTTGTGCAATCGCGTTCGGACGCTGAGGAGTAACCATGAACCGTTTTTATAGTCAGTCCACAGGCTGTGTGTACCTGTCCGGCATCAATCCAAGCATGCCGAGCGATGCAGTACCGATCACTGAGGAGCGTTTCATCGCGGTGATCGGCAACCCTGCGCCCGGCAAAATCCGCAGCCATGATGCCGATGGTTTGCCAGTGCTGATCGATGCCGCGCCGCTGTCGGATGCCGAGCTTTCGATGCTGGCGCGCAAGTGGCGCGACGGGCAGCTGTTGGCCAGCCAATGGCTGGTTGATCGTGATCGGGATGAGGAGGCCGCAGGCAGACCGATGAGCCTGAGCATCGAGGACCATCAGGAACTTCTGGACTATCGCCAGGAGCTGCGGGACTGGCCGTCGAGCACGGGTTTTCCCGCAGACGCGAGTCGACCCTTACCGCCGGACTGGCTGATGCGAATGCTGGCTGTGGCTTGATGTCGCGAGTTGAACAGAGTGTTACAGCCATTTTTGCCAACGCCCGCTTATGCGGGCGTTGGCGTTTCATGCGACCTGAAAGGAGCTGAAGGTGGATTACCCAAAAAGCGTTCCCGGCTCAGGCCTGGAGAACGGCAGGTTTGTCGACGAAGACCCTATCGCCGGAAAGCCTGGCTCATTGATCCCGGCCAGTTGGGGCAACAGCGTCACCGAGGAAATTCTCAGCGCGATTACGGCCGCCGGTTTGACCCCGGATGAAGAGCAGACCAATCAACTGGCCCAGGCGATTCGGCAATTAGCGAAACCCGACCCGTTGCAGCAATTCCCGGTGCAGGTGTACCGCAAGAATCTGTTGATCAATGGTGGCTTCGATATCTGGCAACGCGGGACGACCAACCAGGCACCGAATGTGGGTGGTTACGTGGCAGACCGGTTTCGCTGTGACTGGAACGGTAACGCGGCTGTGGCGATCAGCCGGCAGAGCTTCGTCCCAGGGCAAACCGAGGTGGCTGATGAGCCGGCCTCTTTTCTGCGCTGGCAGCAGACGACGGCGGGCGTTGGCGCAACGGAACACAAAATCTCCCAGGCCATTGAATCGGTGCGAACCCTTGCCGGGAAAACCGCCACCGTCACGTTCTGGGCACGATCTGATGCGGCGCGCGCACTGAAAGTAGCGGTTACGCAGTTTTTTGGCGCAAGTGGTTCGGAACCCGTGACCAAAGCGGTCGAAGTCTTTCAGTTGAACACTGCCTGGACAAAGTACAGCGCAACATTTCAGGTGCCGACCATTGCCGGGAAAATGCTTGGCACCAATGATTGCCTGAGACTGGCGTTCGACCTGCCGCTCAACGTCGTACAGACGGTTGATCTGGCGCAGATCCAGTTGGAAGAGGGGCCTGTTTCCACGCCTTTCGAATACCGTCCGGTTGCTGAAGAATTGATGCTTTGTCAGCGTTACTTCGAGAAGTCGTTCGCCAACCGTCTACCGATTCAGGCGAACAATGGCGCCGGCACGTGCATTCTTTCGTTTAGCCAGTCGGCAGGAGGCAACGCTGGTCAATATGGCCTGGCCATCCACATGCAGGTACTCAAGCGAGTGCAACCGACTGTTGTGCTGTATTGCCCTGCAAATACAAGCAATCAGGTTTGGAACTACACGGCACAAACAGCGTGTACGGGGACATTCATACACGGGGTGACCCAGCGTACTTTCGCGATCAGCACGGTAACGCCCCCCAACAGCGTGCCCGGTCAAGCATTGCAGATTGAATGGACAGCCGACGCTGAAATCTAGGAGTGAACTCATGACCTATCAACTGACTCCTTGCGGCGTATTGCGCATGGAGGATTCAGCATTCATCCCGCAGGACCCGACCAATCGCGACTGGGTTGAGTATCAGGCGTGGCTGTCATCGGGCGGGCAGGTGCTGCCATTGGACGAAACACCTGAGGCGGCAACGGGCACCCTGAAAACTCTGGCAAATAAATGGCTGGCAGGCATTGGCCGCCAGCCGTGATTCAATCGGGGCCATATCCAGGGAGGATCAAGCATTATGCAAATAACTGAAAACAACCTTATCGACATCATGCCCAACGCCCGCTCCCAAGCGGGCGTTTTTGTTTCTGTGCTCAACGCCGCCATGACTCGTCGTCTTATCGATACCCCCAAACGCATGGCTGCGTTTCTGGCGCAGGTCGGCCACGAGTCGGGGCAACTGCGGTATGTGCGAGAGTTGGGCAACAACCAATACCTGAGCAAGTACGACACCGGTACGTTGGCCCTGCGTCTGGGCAATACGCCAGAGGCTGATGGCGACGGGCAAAAGTACCGCGGACGAGGGCTGATACAAATCACTGGCCGTAGCAATTACCGACAATGCAGCGTTGGCCTTTTTGGTGATGAGCGCCTGCTGTCCTTGCCCGAACTGCTCGAACAACCGCAATGGGCGGCTGAGTCCGCCGCTTGGTTCTGGGAGCAGAACGGCTTGAACGAACTGGCCGACCGCGACCAGTTCAACACCATCACCCG